TTTCTATCTAACACGCCGTCTCTTGAAAGAGTTAGAGGAGATACACACATCGAGGCTCAATCAGGCGTACTTGCTGGCCTTGACGGACGAAAGCTCAGAGTAAGATCAGAACACGCCGCATTGAATACGTTATTACAAGGTGCAGGGGCTATCGTTATGAAGCAAGCTTTGATACACTTGTCAGATAGACTGAAGAACATACCACATAGATTTGTTGCCAACGTACATGACGAGTGGCAGATAGAGACAACAACGCACTACGCAGATACAGTTGGACGTATCGGTGTACGTGCTATCAGAATCGCCGGCGAGACATTAAACCTACGGTGTCCCTTAGACGGCGAATATAGAGTAGGTAACAACTGGGCAGAAACCCACTAGGAGAAACATTATGTCTGCAAATAAACTACCACCCATCACTGTACGTGGAACTGTTTACTGGTGTGAGCGTAACAAGCTCAACAAGTTCAGTAACAAGTACCAAGTGCAGCTTGGCAACCTTAGCGATAAAGCTATCGAAGCCATTGAAGAGATGGGTATTGCACCTAGCAACAAAGGTGATGACCGTGGCTTCTTTATTACGATGAAGTCTAACAACCCTATGCGGTTGACTGACTCTGACGGTGTTGAGATACCTGAAGATATACTTATCTCTAACGGATCAGAAGCAATCGCCGTTGTTGGTTATTACGATTGGTCTGTTGGTACTGGTCGTTCGCCTTCCATGATTAAGATGAAGGTTACTAACCTGATTGAGTACACTGACAATTCTGTATCTGAAGCGGAAGCGTTGTGATCCTAATCGACGGTGACATCGTAGCTTATCGTTGTGCTTTCAAGTGCAATGATGAGTCAGCTAAGACTGCCTGTTATACTACGGGCAGTTTCTTATCTGATCTAGTCAGTGATCTGTACGTTAAGATAGATGGCGAACCAGACTACCGTGTCTACCTGACAGGTAAGGGTAACTTTCGTAACGACATAGCTGTTACTGCGCCTTACAAGGGCAACCGTAAGGACAAGGAAAAGCCTGTACACTTGCAAGCTATACGCGAGTACTTGATCGAAGACTGGAATGCTATCGTATCAGAAGATGAGGAAGCTGATGACTTGATTGCTATCGACGCTACCGCCATCCCTGACAGCATCAT